TGGCCCATCGGGTGGTCCTACTGGTCCGACTGGTGTAACTGGTCCTACAGGTGAGACTGGCCCTACAGGTCCGACTGGGCCAACAGGAGCTACGGGAGCAAACTCAACTGTAACTGGGCCACTTGGATCTACAGGTCCGACTGGGCCAACGGGAGCTACGGGAGCTACGGGAGCAAACTCAACTGTAACTGGGCCAACTGGTTTATCTGGAGATACTGGTCCTACAGGCGCAACTGGTGCTGATTCTTTTGTAACTGGGCCTACTGGCGCTGCAGGGTCTACAGGTGTTGTATCTGTAACTGGTCCGATTACTAATACTGGAACATCTACCGAAGCAGTTATTGGCATTAACAAGATTAATAGTCAATCTGGAATTGAATGGCAAGTTTATAATGCTTTTGCAGATCTACCTCCAGCTGTAGATAATCACGGAATGTTTGCTCATGTGCACAGCACGGGAAGTGCTTATTATGCACACGCTGGTAACTGGGTGTTACTAGTAACTACTAGCGACGCTAGGTTATCGGACGAACGAACACCTACCGATGGCACAGTAACAACTGCAAAGATTGTTGATGGGGATGTCACTAACGCTAAGTTAGATAATGACAGCATTACTATTGGTACTGACGTTGTAGCCCTTGGTGGTTCAGTTACTGCGCCAACGTTCTCTGGATTAAACCTAGCCTCTAGTATTGTCTTTGAAGGCGCTACCGCAGACGCATTTGAAACTACGTTGACTGTAGAAGATCCTACTGTTGACCGCACAGTTACTATTCAAAACGCTAGCGGAACAGTTGCTCTAGTAGAGCATGTTTCTGCAACTTTTGAAATCTCCGATCAGGTAATCGATGTTGCCCCACGCTTTGATAACCGTTCAGCTACCTTTACAACTGGAACTATCTACTGGACTTTCTTCTCCCCTATGCACAATCACACAGCATCTTCTGTGGCGGTAGCCTCTGCGGGTACTGCAACAACTGGTGCTACGGTTATTCAGATGGGTGTCTACAGCTTTGATAACACAACGGCTACTAAGTTGGCATCAACTGCAAACGATACAACTATCTTTGGTACTCGTAACACGGTTTACTCTCGTAACTTAGATATGCCTGTTACATTTGTTGCTGGGCAGCGTTATGGTTTTGCAATCCTTGTTATCGCTAGCGCTCCCGGAACTGCCTACTTAGCCTTTGGATATCCTCCAGCAGCGCTTAACGCTTTGGCGCCCGTTATGCGCGGGTACCTTGACTCTCAAACAAATCTTCCAACAACTGCGGTACCTCTAGTAAACACATCTAACGGATATTGGGCGAGGTTCACATAATGAATGTAGTTAAAACAAGTCTTGGTTTAGACGCTCGTGGGTATGAAACCTTTGAGGTAAAAAACGCTGACACTGGCGAAGTAATTGGGCACGACATAGTCGCTCCCGACTCAATCGACGAATAGTATAAACTGGCGCTATGAAAATAGCCGTCTACGCAATTGCCCTTAATGAGGAGCAGTTTGTAAAACCTTGGTATGACTCCGCTAAAGAAGCTGACTACCTACTTATTGCTGACACGGGTTCTACTGATGAAACTAAAGTACTGGCGCAAAGCCTTGGCATTACCGTTATAGATATTTCTATTAAACCGTGGCGATTTGATGACGCACGAAACGCTTCCCTTGCGGTTATCCCAAATGACATTGATTACTGTATTGCACTTGATATGGACGAGGTTCTTATTAAAGGATGGCGCAAAGCGTTAGAGGCTACGCCAACACAAACAACTAGACCTAGATACAAGTACACGTGGAACTGGAATGTTGATGGAACGCCGGGGCTACAGTACGGCGGAGATAAAATTCATTCGCGCCACGGCTATAGATGGAAGCACCCAGTTCATGAAGTAATGGTTACGGATCGAATTGCGGAAGTTCAAAACTGGATTGACTTAGAGATTCATCACCACGCTGATAATGCAAAACCGCGTTCACAGTACATGCCACTGCTTGCCCAGTCTGTAAAAGAAGACCCCCTAGATGATAGAAACGCTTTTTACTACGCTCGTGAACTTTTCTTCTATGGGCAGTTTCAAGAGTCAACAGATGAGTTTAAACGCCACCTAGAACTACCTAGGGCTTTGTGGAAACCAGAGCGAGCAGCATCTATGCGTTATCTAGCAAAAATGGAAGATGACTGGACGGTATCGGAAGATTGGTTTAAAAAAGCTTTTGCAGAATGCCCCGATAGACGAGAGGCATATGTTGACTTAGCCAAAATGTACTATGAAAAATTGATGTGGGCAGAGTCTTTAAAGATGGCAGAGAAGGCGCTAGAGATAACTGTAAAGCCTCTTGAGTACTTATGTGAAGAATTTGCTTGGGGGTCTGCGCCTTGGGATTACGCGGCTATTGCTGCTTATAATTTAGGTGAGACAAGTAAAGCCCTTGAATACGGCATGAAAGCCGTGGAGTTAAACCCAACAGATGAGCGTTTAGCGCGTAACCTTATGTTCTATAAGAGTTAGGAGAACCAGTGAGAGCTAGCGCCCCTGGTGGTCGATTTACCTCAGACTTTGAGTTGAACTCAATGGGTGACGGAATTACAGCAGACCTTACCAACCCTGCTGGTACATCTTTAGACTGGTGGTTCTTTAACTCCATAGACTCCGTTGCCGATCCCGTATACGATGTTGAGCCCATTATCTTAGGTCGAGTCTGGGATGGCCCAGTTGTATTACCTGTATCTCGCGCCTCAATTACTCAGGGTAGAAACGATTTAAATGACCGAGGTTTCTATAATACGGATACCTTGCATTTAACTATAAATGTAGATGACCTTAAATCTGTAAGCCCAGAGTTATTTACAGAACGTGGTTTTGTTAAATCAAACATCTCAGATGCTAACCGTTATAGAGCAATCTGGAAAGACCAAGTTTACCGACCAATAAGAACCCAGCAATCAGGTCAGGTATCAAACCGTCACACAATTATTGAAATGGATCTAATTCAACTAATGCCAGATGAACTCGTCAATGATGAGCAATTCCAGCAGTACGCACTACTCTAGGAGGAAAAATGGCAACACGTATTGGCGAAAGAGCGGGAAAAAACCCATCAAAGGGTGTAGATGTTGCCTTGACTGGTAGCAAGTACAAAACGGGAGGCGCTAAAATCCGTAAAAAGACTGGCGGTATTATTCGTAAGCCAAAAGCAACTATTCGCTATAATAATAAGTCTAAATAAGGAGCACTTGTGGCAAAAGACAAACCAGTATGGGAAAAAGAAGACCCAACAGGTAAAGATAAGAAGCTAACTACAAAAAAGAAGTCAGCTGCTAAAGCTCGCGCTAAGGCTGCTGGTCGTCCTTACCCCAATCTAATCGACAATATGGCAGCAGCCAGAAAGAAGAAAAAATAATGTGCGCTACCTGTGGTTGCATGAAGCCAAAAGACAAGCACGGTATGAAGACCTTGACCGCAGCTAATAAGAAGTATGCAAAAAATAAGTCTGAGTCAAAAGCTAAGAAGTCAACTATGGTAAGAAAAAAGGGCATGTAATGGCTGCAGGATTTATAAAGGGCAAGTACACGGAGTTTAAGGACAAGAAGAAGGACTCTGGGATGCTTAAGAAGGCAGGCTTTGACAAGGACGAGAAGGCTAAGTTTGAAAAAGCTGACAAAGCCCATGGTGCCAAGAAGAAGCCTAAGACTATGGCAGAGGATAAGAAGATCGACGCCAAGATTATTAAAAAGATTAAAAAGTCCAACAAGGATTAATGACTTAGCCCCCGCAAGGGGGCTTTTTCATTTACCATTGGATTAACTCCCATGCGGGGAGTGGCTTTGCCCTTTTGCGTAATATACCTGCGAACTCCGATTGGAGACTGCTATGTCAGATAGACCTGAATGGTTGGACGGCCCTACAGAGGTCGATTTCATCCGTGGCATAACAGATAAAGCTCCCGGTGCAAAAGAGTCAGCCTTAGCGCTAGCCGCTGTCGGACTTGGGTATATGTACGGCATCAAAAAGGCAAAGAAAAAGAAAAAGAAGTGAGTGACTTCTTAACTCGAGCTTCTAGACTTGCCAGTACTTTTTCTGAGCAATTAGACAACCGCCTTAAAGACCGCATAGTTGATGCTGGCTGGTCACAAGAGATGAGCATCTACTCAAAAGGTGCACGCATTGAGTTGTCTTATGAGATGGCTGAAGAAACTAACATTTTTGAATCAGAGTACGGCTCTGAAAATATGAGCCCAAATGCTGTGATTCGCCCTGTTTTACGTTCAGTTAATAAAGAACTTGAAGTCGCAATTACGCAAGACGCTCTTGAATACTTATTTTCGGAAGGGATTCTTCCGTGACCGTTTCAGATGATGCATTTATTTTTGCTGAAGATAAAGCACTTAAAGCACTTTTACAAGGCATTACAGTAAGTGATCTAAAGAACAACACTAGAGACGTTAAAGTGTGGTTTGGCTATCCAGATTTAGAACTTCGTACACAAGACTACCCTTATCTGGTTATTGATCTGTACGACATTCAAGAGGCAAACGACAGACAGCATTCTGGGTTTTGGATTGATAATACAAACCGTGGAACGCAAACTGCAACCTCTTCAGATACTTACTCTTACTATGCTCCAACAACTTACGACTTGTTCTACCAAGTCAGTTCTTACTCACGTCACCCGCGTCATGACAGAAGTATTATGTTTGAAATGTTAAACAAAAAAATACCGGGCAAATTTGGTCACTTAATTATTCCTCAAGCTAATGGCGTTGGCGTAGTAGCTCGACATATGTTTCTCGAAGGGTTCGTAAAGCGCGACTCAGTCGAGGATGGAAGACGACTTCTTCGGAACGTCTTTAGTATCAGAGTGGTTAGCGAAATGACACCTTCTCAGGCGTTACTAGCAACACCTCAAGTGGAAACAGTAAATCTCGAAACAACACCTAGCACCCTTCCATCGGGCTTTCAACCGGTCTAAAATATGATAAACCTAGAAACTCTCAAAGGAGATAAATAAATGGCTGGATACCTTCGTCCTGGTGTCTATGTTGCGGAATCCCTCAACTTAGTTCCACCAGCTCAAAGCACAACCTCGCAGTCAGTCGCTGCATTCATTGGCTCTATGGATCGTGGTCCAGTTGATCCCACTCTGGTTACATCCTGGAGTCAATACGTAAGCCTCTATGGAGGCTGGACGACTGAAAAAGCGGTTCACACTGCTGCTCTTCTCTTCTTCTCAAACGGAGGAAGTCAAGCGTACTTCAAGCGCGTAGTTGAACCTAGCGCAGACTCTGCAACAATTACTTTTGCAGATCGTGCTACTTCACCTAACGACACACTTACTTTAAACGCTAAGAACGTTGGCGCATGGGGTAACGCAATTAACGTGTCAATTACTAACTCTGCTGTATTGGGAGCATTTGATGTGACAGTGTTCTATCAAGGAACGGCAGCAACTAACATTGTTGAGCGTTTTACTGATTTAACAATGACACCAACTGACAACCGATACGCAGTATCTGTGATTAACTCACAATCTAATTACTTATCAGCAGTTAACGAAAACTCAGCTACAACTAGCCTAACGCTACGTATTCCGGTTCTTGCGACAAACGAGTCACTTGCTGCTGGAACACCTGCTGTTGCTGGAATTGACGAGGCTGAAATTGCTGCTGCTGTTAACGCATTTGACGTAATTCAAAGCTCGCTAGTTCTTAACGCTCCTGGTGTAACTAACGCTACAGCGGTAAATTTAATTACCTCTTACGCAGAGAACCGCGGAGATGTATTTGTTGTTATTGATCCTATTCAAGGAAGTGCAGCAAATCAAATTACTCGCGCTGATTCGTACACAGCAACATCTTATGGCGCTGTTTACTACCCAGAAATCGTGATTAAAGACCCAACAATTACTACACAGGGCGTAACCGTTCCTGCTAGTCCTGGTGGAGCCGTAGTTGGTTTATACCTAGCTACAGATGCTTCTCGTGGCGTTTTCAAAGCACCTGCTGGTCTTGCGGCACGTCTTGGTGGAGCGGTTTCAGTTGCTCCTCTAACTAACTCAGAACTTGACAACCTTAACAGCAACTCTGCTGCCGTAAACGCAATTAAGTTTGTGCCGGGCTCAGGTATTGTTGTTATGGGATCACGCACACTAGATGGTTCATATGTTTCTAAGTATGTTCCTGTTCGTCGTACACTCATCTACTTGCGTAAGGCTTTGTCAGAATTAAGCCAGTTTGCAATTTTTGAGCCAAACGACGGAGTTTTGTGGCGTCGCATCACTGCAACACTAGAAGGTCTTTTAACAGACTTCTGGCGTCAAGGTGGTCTACGTGGTGCAGTTCCAAGCCAAGCATTTTATGTAAAGTGCGACGTTGAACTAAACCCACAACAATCTATTGATGCTGGTCAGGTAAACATCGAAGTTGGTGTTGCTCTACAACGTCCAGCAGAATTTGTAATCATCAAGATCGGCCAGTTTGACGGTGGCACCACCGTTACTGTGGCGTAAAGGAGACTAATAAAAAATGGCAACAGACAGCGTAATTAATCGCTTTTCAAGCGTAGCTACCGATCCGCTTCGCTCGTTTCGGTTCTATGCAGAGTTCCTTACCCCACAACAGGGCGGAACAGTAAATTCAAAAATCACTACTGGTTTTACTGGTGGTTTTACTCAGATCTCTGGTCTTGGTATTAACACTGCAAGCATCGCTTATCGCGAAGGTGGCTACAACACCACTATTCACCAAGTACCAGGCATGACTACGTTCAACCCAATCTCATTTAACCGTGGGGTTATTTACAAGAACCAACAAGCCATCAACTGGATGAAGCATTTATTTGCTGCGGCAGCTGGAGACGGAATTGCCCTAGGCAGTAACGACTTCCGTTGTGATATCAAGATTTACGTCTTGGATCACCCAGCAGCATCAAACGCAACTGCTACACCCACTGGTGAAGGTGGATCAAACACACCAAAGATGGGATTCCATGTACACAATGCTTGGATTTCAACTTTGAACTACTCAGACCTTGATGCTGGTGGAAACAACCTTATGGTTGAAACTATGGGCGTTGTACACGAAGGTCTCTCTGTGTTCTATACTCAGGGCAGTGGAGCTACTCCGTACGCCCCACTAGTAACCACGTAATAAAAAATAAGGAGAACTAATCGTGACCGAGCAAATGCTCTCTGATCCACAATCTCTAGCACAAGCCGCTAAACAATTTGCAGCCGAGCCCGTGGTACAAGTTATCACTCAGGCGCCGTCTGATACTGAGGTCGTCCTTCCCGGAGGATTCATTAACCGGGAAGGCGCCTTAGTTAAGTACGCAGAAGTACGTGAACTAAATGGTGCGGACGAGGAAGCAATTGCTCGTTCTGGAAACACTGGTCGTGCACTAAACACGATGCTACAACGAGGACTTGTAACACTTGGTATGGAGTCTACGTCTAAAGAAGACCTAGATACTCTTCTCTCAGGAGACCGAGACGCAATCCTTATTGGAATTCGTAGAGCAACATTTGGTAAAAGCATTGAGTTTTCAGGCGCTTGCCCTAGTTGTTCAGCAGAACAAACACTTGTTTTAGATTTAGATACTGACATTCCAATCGTAACTTTGGATGACCCTATAGAAGATCGACTATGGGAATACACCTCAAAGTTGGGCACTGTAATTGTTGGTTTACCAACTGGTCTTACACAACGAAGACTGCTTGAAAACTCTGAAAAAACATCATCTGAATTAAACACAATTTTGTTGTCTGGGTGTGTAGCATCTATTAATGGAAGCCCTTCTATGGGCGCTCCTTCAGTACTAAAACTTAGTTGGAAAGACCGTGAAATACTCGTTCAACAAATTCTAGAACGTAACCCAGGCCCACGCCTTGGGGAGGTGAAGAAGGCTTGCGAGGCATGTGGTGAGGATATTCCTATGCCATTGACCTTAGCATCGTTGTTTCGCGTATAAGACTGAGGACTACGTAAATCTTTTGGACCAATTTGAAGCATTAACTCGCGCATTTACAGGGTGGACTTTGACGGATATCCGATCATTGTCATTTCGTGAACGCAAAAATTGGATTGAAAGATCTGGGCGTAGGAGGTAACCATGGCTAAAGATACCGCATCATCGATGGGTACTGGCGGTAGCGGCGGCATTTTTAGCCGTAAAACCGAGCTTGTTGCTGACCTCACCTCTGCTTTTAAAACTTTAAACCAAGAACTTGAAAAAACTAAAAAGCTTTCTGAAGATATATCTAAAAATTTAAAAGGCGCTTTTCCAGCCGGTGGTTCAGGTAATTTACTAGGCTCAAGTTTTGGCACGTCTACTGGAACTAAAAATACTGACGAAAACAACGGCACTGGCGGAAGCGGTAGCAACGGTGGGGGACTTAAAAACTTTGCTTTAGGTGCTTTAAAGTTCGGACTTCAAGCTGGTGGATTAGCAATGCAGGCGCTGCCTTCAGTGCAAGAAGCGTTTGAGCAAGATTTACTTCGTTCTCGCTTTGGGTTTTTTGGTGGTAAAAACGCTAACGCAACTCAAATGCAAATGGCTCGTCAAGGAACAACTACAGATCCTTTAGACGCCGCTCGCGCATCAATGATCGGCGCAACCCAAGGCTTAATGCCTGGGTTAAAAAACTTTAGCAGTATTGCGTCAAGCGCCGCAACGGTTTCTAACCTTATGCCCGGCGTTGGCGTATCTGGCGGTATGCAAGCAATGGGTGCATTAAACCAGGGTAAAAACGTAAATATGCTTCGTATGATTGGCATTAACGTTCGTGGGGCTGACGGATTACAGCGTGGGTTCGAAGACATTGCTAACGACCTGTGGAAAAGCATTAACTCACAAAAAACTGGGTCAGCTAAAATTTCTAAAGAAGACTTGTCCATGTCTTTGCAGCCGGGTAACGCTCTTGCTTCTATGATGGATCAATATTTTGGTAATGACCCCGTTCTTAGACAAGGTGTTATTTCGGCTTTGTACCAAAAGGCTAGTGGAGGATCTTTTACAAAAGAATCCCTTAAACAGGCTGGTGCAACTACTGGCGCTGTTGAAAGTATGAGCGATAGAAATGCTGCCTCTTTAAATGTTAATCAAGCGCTTGCTCCATCTGTTCTTACTGGTTTTGAAAAAGCAAACGAACTTTTGGCATCAGCAAGTGACAAACTTGCTGATGCTGCGCGAAGTGCTGGGGTAATTGGAGACATAATTCGAGCCGCAGCAGCAACTAAAGGTTTTACAGATACAATGGCAAGTTCTGGAAACGGTGCTGGAGCTGGGGCTATGGGAATGTTAGGTAACCTTGCTGGAAGTGCTTTTGGAAGTTTCTTTGGAAGTAAAGGCGCAAAAGGCGCAACTAATATATTTAAAGGTGGGCCTAAATCTTTCTTTGGTAAGGGTCTTAATCTTGCTAAAGGTTTTGGCAGTAAAGTTACTAAAGTTCTGCCGCGTATTTCCGCAGGTCGCGCTGCCGCTGCCGCGCTTACTTACGCAGGGCTAGAGCAAGCACAAAAATATTTAAATGAAAATGCAGATGTCCCAGACTGGGTAAGAACGAGTGCAAATATAGCCTTTGACGCAGGTCAAGGAGCCACAACAGGTTTTATTGCTGCAGGCCCTGGTGGTGCAGTTGTTGGAACTGGCGCAGGAATAGCTGGTTCAATAATAAATCCTTATGGTGAAGGAGAAGAATACGGTGAAGGTGGCGGAAGCGATGATGTAGCCACAGCCGCTAGGGGGATGATTTATCCGTTATCTGGAAGACCTCCTATAACAAGTGCGTTTGGTAAAGTTCGTCACCTTACATTTAACAACGGACAGCAAAGCCCTTCTTATGGAAAACCTCACGGTGGCATTGACTTCGGTGTTCCTGAAGGAACTCCTGTTTACGCCGTAACTGATGGCGTTGTAGATGCTACTAATTTTGATGCACCGGGTTTTGGAAATTACATTAAAACTTTAAACTCAGATGGTACTGAAAACTTTTTTGGTCACTTAAGCCGTAAGTTGGTTGAAGGTGGAGCAAGAGTCAAAGCTGGTGACATCGTAGGTTATAGCGGAAACACTGGTTCATCTACGGGTCCACACTTACACTTTGAAGTACGTAAAGATGCAAACAAACTAGACCCTATGGCGTACTTGTCTGGCGCTGAAGCCAACTCTTTGACTGCTGGTGCCATACCGCCTTCTTCTGGAAATAACCTTACTTTAAGAAGAGGCGCAGGCGATCTTATTATGCAACCTATGGGAGGCGAAGGCTTAACCCCAGCCCCAGCAAATGGGATGTTTAACCGAGGTTCCAATTCACCACAAACAATTAATTATGGTGGAGTTACAATTACGTTTAACATGCCAGAAAAATCTGCTGGAGATGTTAAAGCAATTGCTGCAGAAGTAAAGCGTGTTTTATCAAACGACAGTATTCGTGAAAAGGCGGTAAATAAATAATGCCATACCTTG